ATACACCTTATAATTTTAGATTTTTCCCCATTCAAAACGTGAATAATGGTTATATATAAGGGTATACATATAAGAATAATTTTAGATGTAGACTTGTAATATGACTGTATAAAAAATGAACAATGAAACGTCCCTATGTTCGCACACTCCCTGAAATAAAATTGTACAAAAAATGAACACTTAAAATTGTATAAAATTTATACACATAAATGTCTGGACATTTAGTACATAATGTGCTAGGCTTTTTCACACTAAAGATTGTACAAAAAATGAACAATCCAAAATTGTACAAAATTTAGACACTCGACCCCCCTGTACATGCGTGCGTACAAATATATCTCTATTACACACATTATTCGGATAAATAAAGTGGATATGAATTTTTGCGAAGTATCGGATATGCAAGATAACTATTGCGTACATTCAAAAAAATGGTAGACTGGGAATTGGATAACTATGTCTATTGAATTACAACGTATTGAGGAACTACAAAAAACCCTCAATAAACGCACAGAAGAAAACAGATTAAATTACTACAAGCCCTACGATTTCCAAAAACGATTTCATCAGACTTCACTAGAAGCTAACCAAAGATTGTTGATGGCAGCAAACAGGGTTGGCAAATCCTATGTGGGTGCGATGGAGATGGCGATACATTTGACAGGGGAGTATCCTGAGTGGTGGCAAGGTAGGAAGTTTGATAAGCCAATCAAAGCCTGGGTATGTGGTGCAAGCAACGAGACCACAAGAGATATTTGTCAAAAAGAATTATTTGGGCAACCTGATAATCCTAGAGATAAAGGTAAAGGTTCAATACCGAAACATCTCATTGGAGAAACGACAAGGAAACCTGGAGTGCCAAACGCACACTCATCAGTCCTTGTAAAACACAAAACAGGGGGTTGGTCGAGGGTTGCCTTCAAGGCTTATGAAATGGGTAGCGAAAAATTTATGGGGGAGAGTATCGACTTGATATGGCTCGATGAAGAACCACCCCAAGATATCTACTCTCAATGTATCACAAGAACATTGGATAAGGCAGGTATGGTTTACTTAACCTTCACACCTGAATCAGGCATGACTGAGGTAGTACAAAACTTTACAAACGATTTACGACCTGGACAAGCACTTATCACAGCAGGATGGTCGGATGCAGACCATTTGACAGAAAGCATGAAAGAACAAATCCTTTCTGCTCTACCACCACACGAAAGAGACATGAGGTCTAAAGGTATCCCAATGATTGGTAGTGGACTGGTTTTTCCTGTCTCAGAGGACAGCTTGACCTGCGAACCCTTCGTGATACCACCACATTTTTCACGCATCGCAGGTCTTGACTTTGGCTACGACCACCCAACAGCAGTAGTATGGGTTGCTTGGGATAGAGATGAAGATATAGTTTACATTTACGATTGCTACAAAATGGCAAAACAAACACCTGATTATCATGCAAGTCATATCAATCAACGAGAAGGTAGTCATTACATTCCAATAGCTTTTCCTCACGATGGCTACCAGCATGATAAAGGCTCAGGTATAACTTTGGCAGAACAATACAGAACAGCACACGTCAATATGCTGCCTTTTCATTTTGAAAACCCACCAGCACTGGGCGAGAAGAAGGGCAATCTAAGTGTTGAGACAGGAATTATGGATATGCTTACCAAAATGGAACAAGGCAAGTTTAGAGTATTTAACACGATGTATGATTGGTTTGAGGAGTTTAGATTGTATCATCGCAAAGACGGAAAGATAGTAAAAATAAAAGACGACCTTATGAGTGCAACACGATATGCAGTTATGAGTCTCAGACATTCAACCACAGAAACATCAAAGTGGAATAGCAAAGGTAGGCTAGGACCTGATGTTGCAATAGTTTAGGAATACAATGGCAGATATAAAAACAGAAAGCGAATTAGCTGCACACTTAGAAGCAGAGATACAAAATGCAACAGGTCATATGAACAGTGAGCTGTCTAGCCAAAGAGAAGACTCTATGAAGTATTATCTTGGCGAGAAGTTTGGCAATGAGATAGATGGCAGGTCAGAGATTGTAACTACTGATGTGAGAGATACAGTTGAATATATCATGCCATCGCTTATGCGTATCTTTACCACGCACAACAATATGGTGGAGTTTGAGCCTGAAGGACCTGAAGATGTGCAAATGGCAAAGCAGGCTACTGATTATGTCAATTATGTATTTAATCGCCAAAATAACGGCTTTAAGGTCCTCTACGATGCCTTTAAGGACGCCTTGATAAGCAAGACTGGCATCATTAAACATTATTGGGAACAGAGAAAAGACCCAGTTAAAGAAAGTTACAGGAAACTCACAGACATAGAGTACCAATCTATATTAGCAAATGATGATTTAGAAGTTATTGAGCATACAGAGAACGTAGTAAACGAAGAAATACTAGATGATTTAGGGAATCTTGTAAAACCTAAGTCGGTTTCACACGATGTAACTGTAATGAATAACAAAATTCATGGACAAGTTAAGGTAATGTCTGTCCCACCTGAAGAATTTTTAATATCAAGACGAGCAACAGACATAGAATCTGCACAATTTATCTGTCATAGGGTAAAAAAAACAGTAAGCGAGTTAATTATTGAGGGATTTGACCCTGCATTAGTAGAATCACTACCCAGTTATTCTCAATCTCAGGCAGAATTGAACGAAGAAAGGCTTGCAAGGTTTAGTTATGACGATGATTCAGTACCACCTGACGAGGGAATGGGTGCAAATAGACAGGTTTGGCTAGATGAATGTTATACACGCATAGATTTTGATGGCGATGGTATAGCAGAGTTAAGAAAAATTACCAAAGGTGGTAATACAATACTGGATAATGTTGAGATTGACTACATTCCTTTCTCAGCTATCTGTCCATTACCCATACCACATAAGTTTTACGGCATGTCGGTAGCTGATACAGTCAAAGACATACAACTTATCAAATCAACAGTGGTTAGAAACATACTTGATAACATGTATCTTACCAATAATTCAAGATATGCAGTATTAGCAGGGCAAGTAGAGTTAGATGACCTACTTACTTCAAGACCTGGTGGGATTGTGCGTATGCGTAGTCCAAATGCAGTAACACCACTGCCTACACCACAGATGCCACCTGATGCTTTCAATATGGTTAGGTATTTAGACCAAATAAGGGAAGAAAGAAGTGGTGTATCTAAGATGTCGCAAGGATTAAATCCTGATGTTCTAACTTCGCATGTAACAGCAGGTGCAATATCAGCAGCAACAGAGTCAGCTATGCAAAGAGTTGAGCTGATTGCTCGCATATTCGCTGAAACTGGTATCAAAGATGTCTTCAGATGTATCTATCAGTTAGTACAAAGGTATGAAGATAGACAGAAAATAGTATTTTTAAATAACAAATTTGTTCCAATAGATGTATCTCGTTGGAAAGAGAAGCTAAACTGTATTGTTAATGTAGGTGTTGGTAGTGGAAACCAACAAAACAAAATGCAAACTATGTCAAGCATTATGAATATCCTCAATGTTTTAGTACAACAAGGTGGCATGGGTACATTGGTTACTTCTCAAAATTTATACAACGCAGTAAGTGAGTTTATAGCACAGTCAGGATATAAAAATGCAGATGCTTTCATATCTAACCCTGAGATGATGCCACCACCACAACCACCTGAGCCATCTATGGAAGAAAAAGTTGCTGCACAAAAAGCACAAATAGAATTAACCAAGCTACAACTACAAGCTGCCGAGCTTGAACTCGATACTAAACTTAAACAGCAAGCACTCGAATTGAAAAAACGAGAAGCACAAGTTGATTTCTTAATCAAACAACAAGAACTTGAAATTAAGAAACAAAAAGTAGACCAAGGAGAAATGGAGATTGCACTTGAAACTGTGCAAGAACGACCAGTCAAAATAGGAAACTAAAGAATTATTTAACTTTAACAGGAGAAATGTTATGGCAATGGGTAAAGGAACATATGGGTCTATGAAAGGTAAACCATCCAAAAAACTTAAAGGTAAACAAAAAAACCTGCCAGTTGCTTTGAAGAAAAAAATTCTAGCATCTAAGAAAAAGAAAAGGATGGCATAATGGGAGCTGGCACTAAACATTATTTTAGAGATGGCAAAGAGTTCAAAGGTGCTGTGCATAAAATGCCCAATGGTCAAATCCATACAGGCAAAACGCACACTGCATCATCTAAACGAGTTTTTCATTTTAAAGACTTATCTGCTAAATCAAAAAAGGTAGCGAGGGGATAATGGCAAAGCTATGTGCAAAAGGTAAGGCAGCAGCAAAAAGAAAATTTAAAGTATATCCTAGTGCATATGCAAACATGTACGCATCAGGTGTATGCTCAGGCAGAATAAAACCAAAGAAAAATGGCAAGAAAAAAAGGGCTTAGAGAATGGGTCAAAGAGAGATGGGTTGATATAGGCTCGCCAAAAAAGAACGGCAAGTTTCAACCTTGTGGTCGTGCTAAAGGTAGTGGTAGAAAATATCCTAAATGTGTACCAATAGCTAAAGCAAGAAAAATGTCTCCATCTCAGATAAGGTCTGCTGTATCGAGAAAAAGAGCAGCAGGTAACACAGGACCTAAACCAAAAAATGTACGGACATTTGCAAAAAAATAAAATTACAAAACACGATTTACAACAACTAATGTTGAAACACCGAGTTTCAATCAATGAGCTATTCCTTAAAACTGGCATACCTGTTAATACAATTAAGGGATATCTCACTGGGAGAAGAACTATACCCACTTATGTAGTGGATAGAATCAAACAGATAGGAGAAGACAATGAGTAAAGAGGAACAAATAAGAGATGGTCAAGACGCCAAACTTATTTTAGAAAACCCATTAGTTATTGGTGCTTTCAATTCAATACTGAATGAGACATACCAAAAATGGCTTTCGACTAAAGCTGAAGAACAAGACCTAAGAGAGTCTTTATATCATCAACAGATTGCAGCTTTAAAATTTAAACAAGTTCTAATTAATACTATGGAAAATGGTAAGTTGTTAGAAGAAGAAAGAAAGCAGGAGGTTAAATCAAATGGCTAAAATAAAAAAAGCTACTCCAGGAAGTAATATTCCTACAAAAGAAAGCACACACAAAGGAATTCCTGTAACTGATGTAGCATCAGCACAGGCAGCAATACAAGCTCAATTACAAGCTCCAGCAACGGAAGAACCTGTAGAGCAAGTATTAGAATCAGAAGTAGAAGATACTTCTGAACAGGCGACAGAAGTTGCCGAATCAGTTGAAACACAAGCAGAAGATTCAGATGAATTAACTGTTGATGATTTGGATGCTGATAATCAATCTGAAGAAACAGAGACACCACAAAATTATACTGTCAAAGTTGATGGTAAAGATGTTGAGGTTACCCTTGAAGAAC